TATCGGCTGGTTGATAACCGGGTCGTCGAGTTGAGTAGCTGGGATGATGATGTCCTATGTGGTGAGGTCAAGGACCTGCTGTCAGATTTTAATTTGCCGGATTTTGGTTTTGATAAGCTTGGAGATTTGCTGGCGCAACCAATTGCGGCTGTTGCAATTGCAGCTGATGCCCCTGATGGGAACTTAGATGCAGTTGATCCGGATGAGACGCCTCCTTTGGAGGATACCCCGGTTTCACGGCTTGGTGATGTGTGGGTGCTGGGTGAGCATCGCCTGATGTGTGGCGATGCAACGGACCCGGCCTGCCTTGAGGTATGTATGGGTGGGCGGATTGCGGACCTGTTGTTTACTGATCCGCCCTATGGCGTCAGCTATGCCAGTAAAACGCATGGCGGTATCCTCAATGATGATCGTCGCGGCGATTCCTTGACCCGGATGGTTGAGGGGGCGCTGCGGTGTGCATTGGGCCAAATGAGCGAGGCGGCATCGGTTTATGTCTGTTTCCCGTGGCGGACTGTGTTGCAGTTCTGGCGCGCGTTTGAGCGATGTGGTCTGTCGCCGGATAACTGCATTGTGTGGGACAAACTAGCGGTTGGCTTGGGGAATGCCAAATACCGACCACAACACGAGATGATTTTGTTTGCTGATCGAGGTGGGTGGGTCGGCGACCGGGCGCAAAGTGATGTCTGGTCGTTACCGCGTGAGAACGTGAACCTGTATGTGCATCCGACCCAAAAGCCAACATCGGTTGTTGAGCGCGCACTGACGAACAGTACGCAGCCCGGTCAGCTTGTGTTGGACCTGTTTGGCGGGTCTGGTACTACACTGATTGCTGCGGAACGTATGGAGCGAGAGGCGCGGTTGATGGAATTGGACCCACGTTTTGTGGATGTAATTGTGCGGCGTTGGCAGAACTTTTCAGGCCGCGCGGCGGTGCTGGAGCAAACGGGGGCGACATTTGGTCGAGTAAGTCAGGAGCGATAGATTATGACGGGTGGCGTAGAAATGGCTGTTGGTAGTCAGTCTGACTACGCCAAGCATGCAAATATCAGTCGGCAGATGGTCAGTAAACTGGTGAAGCAAGGGAAAATCCCCAAGCGGCCTGATGGAAAGATTGATTTTGCTGTAGCGGATCATGCGCGGAAACAAAACAGTGATCCGGGGCGGGTATCGGTAAAAGACGAACCTGCGGTCACGGCCCCCGCTGGAACCAGTGGCGGCGGGGTTTCGTTTAACGATGCAAAGACTGCAAGCGCGGCTTATGACGCCAAACTGAAACAGTTGGCGTATGAGGAAAAGATGGGGGCCTTGGTCCCTATCCGTGACGTAGAAAACGCCATGGTCGCATCTGGTCGGCAAATTCGACGGGCATTGGATACAGTGTTGACATGGGCAGATGAGATTGATGCTGCCGCCCGTAATGGCGGTGTGGATGCGGTGCGTGCAAAGTTGAAGGAGCGGGTGCGCGGGCTGGAAGAGAGCATTTCCGAAAGCTTGAACCTGATGGCAAATGACGATCAAGCGTAGTGCAATGGCAATTGTTGCCGGGGCTTTGGCTCAAGGTATTGCACCTGACGCGGTAATTCTGCCTTCTGCTTGGGCTACGGAAAACTTGGTTGTTGCGGATGGTCCGTTGAGTGGGCGTAAGTGGTCGGCTGAACTAACCCCCTATGCCCCAGCGATTTTGGATGATTTGGCGGTTGAGTCGCCGCATAACCGCGTAAGTGTCCGGAAGTCCACACAAGTGGGTCTGACTGAGGTGGGTATTGCGTGGGTTGGGTCCATCATTGATAAGACACCGACTAAGGCGATGATTGTGTTCCCGACGATCCAGTCGGTTAACGATTTTAATGCCGAGAAACTGACGCCAACTTTTGAAGCTACAGAAGTGCTGCGACGCAAAGTCTTGGGGCAAAAGTCACGATCCGGTGTGTCGTCCACGGCGCGAAAGAAACGCTTTCCTGGTGGTATGCTCACTCTGACAGGGGCGAATAGTACGTCAGATCTACGGTCAAAGACCGTGCAATATTTGTTTGCGGATGAGGTGGATGAGTGGCCTGCTGACTTGAACAAGCAAGGCGACCCGATGGAGATGGCGAAGGCACGCCTGTCTGCTTATCATGCCACGGGAAATTATAAGATTTTTGAAGCGTCGACCCCGACGATTAAAGGGGCATCGCGGATTGATGCTGCTTTTGAGGCTGGTGATCAACGGTACTGGCACGTTCCGTGTCCTCATTGTCATGAATACCAACGCCTTGAATTTGGCGGCAAGGACACAGTGCATGGCCTCAAGTTTAATCTGACTTGGCCTTATCAGGCTCATTACATTTGTAAGCATTGTGGCACGGTGATTGAGCATCATTGCAAGCATGCAATGGTGATGGCGGGGAAATGGGTTGCAAGTAAACCGGAGCCGGGGCGGCATCCGAGTTACCACATTGATGCATTATCATCCTTGCTAACCACCTGGGATAAAATTGCCGAGGACTTTGTGGCATCTAAGGATGACCCAGTTAAGCTCAAGGCTTTTGTAAATCTTAAGCTCGGCGAGGCATGGGAAGAGCGTGGAGATGCGCCGGAATGGGATCGTCTATTCGCGCGACGTGAGGATTATGCGCCGCGCAAAATTCCACCGGGCGGAGTGATCATCACGGGTGCCGCTGACGTTCAAACGGACGGTGTCTACTACGAGGTTGTGGCTTGGGGTAAGGATAAGCAATCGTGGTCGATAGATATCGGTTTTCTGGAGGGGGATACAGCAGACGCCACGAATGCTGTGTGGGCAAAACTGGATCAGGTTTATGAACGGCGTTATCCGGATGCTTATGGTAATACCTGGCAACCTGATGTGTTTGCCGTGGACTCCGGTTTTAATACCAATACGGTTTATACGTGGTGTCGGACTCGGTCGCGGGCGATGGCGATTAAAGGTGAAGATGGCTGGCACAAGGCGGCGATTTCTTCAACACCGACAAAAGTTGATGTCAGCCTGAATGGTCGAAAGGTCCGCCGTGGTGCGGACCTTTGGCATGTAGGGACATGGTCATTGAAATCCGAGTTGTATGCGCATTTGCGGAAACCGGGCCTGCGTGATGGCGCGGAGCAAGATCCTGCCGGGTTCGTACATATCACTGAGTACTTGCATGATGAGCGTTGGCTTAAGCAAGTGACCGCTGAACGCATTAGTGAACGTGAGTCGAAAGGCCGCGTCGTCAAAGAATGGGTTGCCTCTGGCCCCAACCATTATCACGACTGTCGGATTTACAATATGGCCCTCGCTGTTTATCGCGGTGTTGGGATTATGACGGATGCCGAGTGGGCGATGTGGGAAGCAGAGCGTTGCCGACCGCCAAAGGCGGAGCAGGGTGATTTGTTGGCGGTGATGGGTGGTGTCCCGGTTGAAGTTGCTGGAGCGCGTGAGGTGCCGGAACCACAGTCAGAAACAACGGAAGTATCCGGACAGCGTCCGGTACGTAGTCAATTTTTACCGCAAGGCCGTGGTCGTGGTTGGTTGCGGCGATAAGTGAGGGCATATGTCTTGGACACAGGCGGATCTGAGCAACCTTAACCGTGCAATCGTTACGGGTACTAAGCGTGTAACCGTGGACGGTAAAACAGTCGAATACCGGAGCATGGAAGAGCTGGTCGCTGCCCGCGACATGGTTGTTCGGGAATTGGGCCTTTCCAATAGCCCGGCCCGTAAATTTGGCACATATAGCAAGGGGCTATAAACATGCACATGATTGATCGAGTGATTGCTGTGGTCTCTCCGACGGCAGCGGTCAAGCGTGCGCGTGCGCGTGCGGTCCTGCGTGTGATGAATGGCGCGACGGCAAAGTATGACGGTGCCACGGTATCACGTCGTGCTGCCGGCTGGCGTCGTGTGTCTACGGATGCCAATGCGGAAACAGGGATGGGGGCCTTGGAGCGATTGCGTGATGCATCGCGTGATTTGGTCCGGAATAACCCTTATGCAGCGCGGGGTATAAGTATCATTGCGCACAATGTCGTCGGGGCTGGTATCTTGCCGCAATTTAGTGGTGCGACTGATGCCTTGACGAAGGTTGTTGAGGGGTTGGCTGTATTGCATCTGGATACGCCGTGCGTTGATGCTTCAGGGCAACTTGATTTGTATGGGTTGCAATCCTTGTTGATGCGTAGTGTTGCTGAGTCCGGTGAGGTTTTGGTGCGCCGTCGTCGCCGTCGCCCGGTTGATGGCTTGCCGTTGCCGTTTGCTTTGCAGGTTTTGGAATCCGACTTTCTGGACTCGTCGAAATCTGGGCCTATGCCAAACGGCAATATCGCGGTGCAAGGGGTTGAATTCGGTAGCATTGGTCAGCGGGTTGCTTACTGGATGTTTGATGAGCATCCGGGCGCAACGGGATACCCGCGTATGCCGCAATCTCGGCGGGTTCCGGCGAGTGAGGTCGTGCATATGTACCGTGTTGATCGACCGGGGCAGGTTCGGGGAGTGCCGTGGTTAGCCCCGGTTATTTTGCGTATGAATGATTTTGCCGATTATGAAGACGCGCAGTTAATGCGCCAAAAGATCGCTGCATGCTTTGCCGCTTTTGTTTCTGACGGTTCTGGCAGTGGTGGTTATGGCCCGGGTGGTAGTGATGGAACTGCTGCCGATGCGAGCCTTGAGGCTCTGGAACCGGGAATTATTGAGACCCTGCCACCGGGGAAGGAAATCACATTTGCCAATCCGCCGGGCGTGGATGGCTATATGGATTATTCTCGTGCGCAGTTACATGCTATTGCCGCAGGTATTGGCATAACGTATGAGGCCCTGACTGGCGATTTGAGCCAAGTGAACTATTCCAGCATGCGTGCCGGGCGGCGTGAGTTCATGCGTTCGGTGGATGCTTGGCAACAACATATTATGATTTCGCAATTCTGCCGCCGTTTGGAAGCGTGGTTTGCGGAAGGTGTTGCCGTGCAGACTGGTAATGCCGCCCCGGTTACGGCGACGTGGACGCCACCAAAGCGTGAGATGATTGATCCAACTAAGGAAATTCCAGCGCAGCGTGATGCCATTCGCAGCGGTCAAACCACGTTGTCGGATGTGATCCGGGCTAATGGTAAGGATCCGGCTCGTCACTTTGAGGAGTTGGCTGCAGATGCTCAGGAGTTGGATCGGTTGGGGTTGGTGCTGGATTGTGATCCGCGCAAAACCGTGAAGACAGGTGCCGTGCAGGCGCGAGATATTACCCAAAATCAGGAGACGGCAGATGCCTAGTGCAGCCAAAGAGGTGGTGCAAAAGTGGTATAAGATGGCCCCGGCTATGGCCCTTGGTGGCGCTGTGGATGTCTATATTTATGGTGAGATTGGCTGGGAGGTGACTGCGGACATGTTTGTCCGTGATCTTTCCGAGGTTGCACCGCCTGATGCCCCCCTGAATGTTTATATTAACTCGCCCGGCGGGTCGATTTATGACGGTACGGCAATTTACAATGTTCTTAAGCGGCGATCCGGGGGGGTCGCCGTTTTCATTGATGGGATCGCTCTTTCTATGGGTTCGGCGATTGCTATGGCGGGTGACACCATAACCATGCCGGAAAACGCACTGATGATGATCCATGAGCCATCATGGTCGGCCTATGGAACGTCAGATCAACTGCGCCAGCGGGCAGACGTACTGGATCAGATGCGTGATGCTTTGGTGTCTATTTACGCCGAAAAGACTGGCAAAACTCAGGACGAGATTAAGGCCATTATGGCTGCGGAGACCTGGATGACCGGGGCGCAAGCAGTAGAGGCCGGATTTGCTGATGTTGCGACAGAGGCTGATGTGGACCTTGTGGCGTGTGCCGCAGGGTTTGATTTGTCTGGATGTCGCAATGTTCCTCAAAACTTGCGCGAAATGGTCGCGCAAGACACTGCGGCGGCAGCCGCCAAACGAAAGGATGTATCCATGCCTGCAGCAAATAAAGGCAATCAGGCGCCGCCGAAGTCTAATGCGGCAGATGAGACCAATAACAGCGCACCGGAAAACGGCGCCACGAACACTGACGTGGCGGTTGCAGCGGCGGTTACTGCAGAGCGTGAGCGGGTGCAAAAGATTCGCGCCAATGTGCGATCTGCAAAGTTGCCGGAGGCGTTCGCCGATGATTTGATCGGGCGTGGGGTCAGTGTGGATGATGCCAATGCGCAGATCATTGCCGGCTGGGCCAGTCAGGATATGACCCCGGAACCGCGTCCGCACAACAGAGTTGTGATTACCGGAGATGCTGTGGATCGCTTCCGGGCTGGTGCCGAAGCTGCGCTGTTGGCGCGCGCGGGGATGTCTGATGGTGAGCGCAACGAATTTTCTGGTTTGACGTTGCGTGAACTGGCGCGTGCGTCATTGGATGTGCGGAACCTGAGCGCATCCGGTGTTACACCGATGCAAATGGTACAGATGGCATTCAACCCGGTGATGGCAGGGGGCATGCACACCACGTCCGACTTCGTCGGAATTTTGGCGAATGTGGCAAACAAGGCCATGCTGAAAGGCTATGAAGAGGCTGGGGAGACTTTCTCGCAATGGACGTCCACTGGCGTTCTGACGGATTTCAAGCCACAAGTCCGCACAGACATGGGTGTGTTTGATAATCTCGACGAGGTGCCAGAGGGTGCAGAGTACACCTATGGCACCTTTGGTGACCGTTCTGAAACCACGCAGCTTGCGACCTATGGCAAGAAATTCTCTATTTCTCGCCAAGCAATCATCAATGATGATATGGATGCCTTCACCAAGGTTCCGGGGCGCATGGGGCGTGCAGCGCATCGCACGGTTGGTAATCTGGTCTATGCCATCCTGACGGGTAATCCGAAGATGTCCGATGGTTTGGCGTTATTCCATTCTAGTCATGGCAACCTTGCTGGGGTTGCAGCAGCTCCATCGACAGCAGCGTTTGACGCAATGCGCACAGCTATGGCGACCCAAAAAGACAAAGATCAGAAGATTGTGGCGCTCAATATTCGCCCAGCCTACGTGATTGTGCCTGTGGCGTTGCAGGGTGCGTCTACGGTGGTTCTGGCTTCTGAATTTGATACAGCGTCTGGAGATAAGAATGTGCCCAACAGTGTGCGCGATATGGCCACTGTGATTGCCGACGCACGTCTGGATGCTAAGTCCTCGACAACGTGGTACGGCGCGGCAGATCCCAATGCGGCGGATACCATTGAGGTGTCCTATCTGGATGGCAATGATCAGCCGTATCTGGAGACGCGTGAGGGCTGGGACGTTGATGGCGTTGAATTCAAGGTCCGTCATGATGCGGGTGTGAAGGCTCTGGGAACTAAGGGTCTTTACAAAAACGTCGGCGCCTAAGTCTCTTGGTTCTGACATTTTTTAACGGGGCGAAAGTGCGCCCCGTTTTTTGTGTTCTGTGAAATGAAAGGACGAAAGTCATGAAGAACTATGTGCAGAGCGGGGCGAAGCTCTTGTATGCCAATGTCAGTGGGGAGACCGTTGCCTCTGGTTCTGTGGTCGTGGTCGGCAATCAGATCGGGGTTGCACTTGCTGATATTCCCGTTGGGGGGGCTGGTGCAGTGTCAATGGATGGCGTCTATGAACTGCCGAAGGTTCCCGGAGCGGTGATCGCGCAGGGTGAAGCCGTGGTCTATGACGTTTCTGAAAAGGCGTTTGACGATAATGCCATGGTTGAGGCGGCAGGTGATGTTTCTGGCGCATGTGTTGCGTGGGCAGAAGGTGCTGATGGTGAGACGACCATTGCTGTCAAAATCAATGTCGGTGTGGGCACGGTTCAAGCGTAATTGATCCTGTGTGCGGGTGGAATGTCCACCCGCATATCCGAGGAGGGAACCATGCCGTTTTCTGCAATGTATGCCGCGCTTTTCTCTGATCCTGCAATGGGTAAGGACGCAAAGTATATACCAGCATCAGGCGATGCTGTGATGCTGCGGGTGATTCAGCGTCAGTCCAGTACAGAGATAGGCCCTTATTCGGTGAGTGTCTTATCCGAAACCAATGTGTTTGAGGTTTTGGTTGCGGATATCCCTGATCTGCGTGAGGGGGGCAAGCTTGTTGTTGAGGGTATTGTCTATCAACTGAATGGCACTCCGCGCCGAGACCCGACTGGATTGGTTTGGGTGGTGGAAGCGCCGGAGGTGGGGGTGTGAGGCTGAAAGCGGCGATCACCGGAGATTTGCGGGAGGTCGTCGGGAAAGAGATGGCGGCGGCTGGGAAAGCGATCCGGGCAGGGTTGCGGGAAGCCGGGAACGGCATGAAAAAAGACTATAACGCCGAGATGCGGCGGGCAGGTCTTGGCAAATTGGCGCGGGTCTGGCGGGTACGTGTGTATCGTGGCAAGCGCGGGCCAATGGATGCTTTTGGTATTGTGTACCCAAATGGTGGCGAGCGAACACGTGAGGCTATTTGGGCATACGAACATGGGGCGACGATCCGTGCCAAAAATGCGAAGTATTTGCTGATTCCAACATCATTTAACAGACAGCGTGGTCGACGAGGGGGGAAGGTTATCTATACCCCAGATCAATTAAAAGATTCGTTTGTCCAACAGTCAAAGGACGGAACGTTGATGCTGTTCGCACGGGTCCAGCGCGCACAAATGAAACAAAAGGGGATTGTGCGAAATCGTGCTTTTGTGAATTCGCATATGCTTGGCGGCGGACGTGTTAAGCGGTCTGAAGAAATTCTGCGATATGGCAGTGTGCCGATGTTTGTCCTAGTCCCGCAGGTGCAAGTACAAAAACGGTTGAGACTGTCATCGATTACGGCGCGTTGGCAGCGGCGGGCGCCGGAGTTAATCCTGAAACATTGGGAGGCCCAAAGTGGCGGAAAGTCATCGTGAAACCGTTATGAAGGCTTTGCTTGATGCGGTTAATAATGCCGCATTTTTGCCGGGTGTGATGGTGAAGCGTAACGTACCAGAGGCTGTGGAGCTGCCGTCTGATGGGTTGGTTGTGCTGCGTGATGGTGATCCGGGGGAACCGGAAGAAACATTGTCACCTCTGTCGTACTGGTGGGAGCATCGTGCCGAAATTGTGGTGCAGGTCCAGCGCATAGGTGGGGCTGATCGTGATGCGGTGCTGGATGGATTATTGGTTGCTCTCGGTGAAGCTTTGATGGTGGATCGAACGCTTGGCGGTTTGGTCGAGATGCTGACCGTAGGCGCGCCATCCATGGATACGGAGCCTGTGCAGGGTGCTGCGGCGATCAAGTCGGTGATTGTCCCAGTGACGTTGGAATACGAAACAGCAAGTCCGCTCGGGTAGCGGAGTAATAGGAGATTGGCTTATGGCTGGGAAAAAGCGGGCATATGGGGCGGACGCTGAATTATTGATGGCGTTTGAGACCAATTACGGTGATAGCCCTGATGGGAGTGGTGGTGGTGTCTACACGAAGCTGAAATTCAAGCGTTTTGGCATCAGCGGATCGCGTGATTTGGAAGACGATACGCTGCTTGGCGAGGGGCGAGATGCGCAGGACCCGGTTTATGGGGCTTTTGATGTCTCTGGATCGTATGAGGTGCCGATGGATCTGCGGGGGTCGGGCTTCCATTTGAAAGGCCTATTTGGTGTGCCGGCTACCGTGGATAATGGTGATGGTACTTACACACACACTTTTGTGTCCGGGGGTGTGTTGCCAAGCCTGACAACCCAAATTGGGCATACGGCTCTAGCGACGCCAAAGTACATGCGGTGCATGGGCGTAAAACTGGGTGGTTATGCTTTTGATATGGCCCGGACAGGAGCTGCTAGTGCGACAATTGATGCCTTGGCTCAAGGGGAAGAAAAGTTGTCCGCAACATCTGATGCAGCTCCCAACTCTTACGAGTTGCGTCGGTTTAACCGTGGCTCTGGTGCGATCAAAGTCGAAGGGGTGCAGCTGGCGAATGTGACTGGTGGATCTTTCAGTTTTTCCAATAATCTTGAAGGTGTGGAAACCATCCGTGACGACGGCAAAATTGATGGGGTCGATGAAGCTGAAGCAAAGGCTACTGGATCGGTTTCTGTGCGCATGGGTGTTGATTCTACCCTAAGTGATGCGGTCGCGTCGGAAAGTCCGGTCAGCCTTCAATATGGGTTTAAGATCCCCGGTACAGCCTATGCTTTGACGTTCGAATTGCCGCGTGTATTTCTGCCGAAGCCGAAAGAGGAAATCTCCGGCCCCGGTGGAATTGAGGCCAGTTATGACTGGCGGGCGGCAAAGTGTCCGACGGCAGGACATATGCTGAAGGTCACACTGATTAATGATGTGGCTAGTTATTAACTTATGCGTGATTGTCAAAACCTCCCCTAATCGGGGAGGTTTTTAGGTTGTGCTATTGTATGTTTTTTCTTTCTTAAGCGGCAAAGGTCGACTTTTGCGGTTCTTAAACGAGCTGCAAGAAAGGGTGCAGATAAACCATATTGGTTGGAGCTTGCTGATGGTGGTCGCCTGTTTGTCCATCCGGCAGATGGTCCAATTTATGAGATTGCCCGTGCAAAGTCGAACCGTTGGGTCGCTGAGATTGTGGAAAGTGCAACGAGCATAGAGGATTTTGGCGGTGTTGTGGATGGTTTGCCGGATCTGGATGACCCCGATGTGCTCGCAGGATATTCGCAGTCGTTGTTCGTGCAGGCGTTGGCTTGTGCGGCGGTCATCAAATGGGATGGTATTGGCGATGAATGTGGTCGCGCGGTTGATGTTAGCGAGGGTGCAGTACGCAAGCTGATGCGTATGCCGGGAGTGGCTGAGGACTTCATCAGCAAATACACAAAAGAATATGCTGACCGGGTATCGGAGGGAAACGTATCCGGGGTCTCGCAGAATGGCACTTCAGCGGAGGCCCCAAATATAGGGAAGGGTGCCGAGCGGAAGGATTTAGCTGTCCTTGTGGGCGGATAGGCCCGGACGGGCAAAAGTGTCCCTACGAAGCGTCGTTACCAGAAACCTATGAAGGGTCCCAGATTTGGGACCTTTTGCAAAATGCATCCGGTCAATTGCGTTTGGGCGGCATGGGTGGTGTTGCCGGAATTGATATGACAGCGGCACTGAAAATGGCGGAAGCAATGGGGTATGACCTGCGCATTGCGGCTGAATTACTGCCGTATGGTGAGCGTGGCTTGGTGGCAGCCCTGAACAAGAAAGTCAGCAATGATGACGAATAAGGATATTGCGGTACGGCTGTCATTGAAGGACGGCGAGAAAACCAAGCGTCAATTGAAAAAACTGGGAGATGAAGGGCAGGCAGCTCTTGCCCGGATTGAGCGCCAATCTGTGCCGGCGTCTAAGGGGTTGTTAGCGGTCAGTGCCGTGACGGGTGATTTGCGTGCGGGACTGTCATCTATGGCAGGTCGCATGGGTCCTATCGGTGTTGGTCTGTCTGCGTTGGGTCCTGTGGGTGTTGGTGCCGCCGCAGGCCTTGCTGCTGTTACCGTGTCTGTGGTGGCTCTGTCGCGTGCATCCATACGTGCGGCTGAGGAGATCGCCAATATCGGGGACGAGGCCAAGCAAGCGGGCGCCGGAGTTGAAGCATTTCAGGAACTGACCTATGCCGCTGAAAAATATTCTGTCTCGCAGGAAGCTTTG